TCTTGTGATAAACCTTCTGCTTTTAGTCTATTATAAGCAGCCTGCATATCCGCATCCTTACCTCCTAATTTAGCTAATATTTCTCTGGATTGTAATGATTTTGCTAAATCCTCTCTACTCATTCCTACAGCTTTAGCTAATGCTTCTTGCTGTATTCTATTCATAGCTGTAAATTCAGCCGCGGATCCTGCTTGTTTTGCAATTTCCTCTGCTACGGTTGCTAGATCATTATTTAAAGCTGCTTGTCTAGCTTTTTCTAAATTAATGTTTTTACCCAACAACACTTCAGCTTCCAATTCGGAGGCGATTGATTGTTCAAAATTAAGTAAACCACCCGCTATACCGTCTACATTTGATAATTCCATACCAAATTGCTTAGCAGTTTGAACTGCTTTGGCTAACTCAATAGGGTTATTAGCCATGCTTAATTGTATACTACTTGATAATTTTGCTACTTCTTGTAAAATTGATTTTTCTGTAATTGCTGTACCATTGGCAGCGTTCATAGCTACAGATTGACCCATTACATTAGCTGCTATTTCCTTTGATGTTTTACCTGTTAGTAAACCAAGTTTAGCAATTTCTCCACTTGTTTCAGCACTTAGTCCTAGTTGGTGAGTTAACTCCGTTTGAGTTTGGAGCATTTCACTAGTAAACATTGCATTAGTTCCAAGGGCCTTAGATAATTCTATTTGGGAGTTTGCAATACCTTCGGTAGTAACAAATATATTATTTGAATCTTGTGCAATTTGAGAAAATTGAGAATTCATTGCAGAAGCTTCATGGAAACTTATCCCTAAGTTTTTTGCAACTTTTTCTGTTGTTTGATCTAAAGATATAAAAGCCTCAACTATAAAACCTATAGCAAGTTCCATTAACCTTGTTGGGGTTACTGTATCTTTTAGATTTAATTGCATTAATTTTGATGCGGTGCCTGATTTATCAAGTTTGTCTAATAGGTTAGCACCTCCTTCTCCAAGTAAAGTAAATAAGGATTTTTGTTTTTGTCTTTCAGTATTTTCAGATTTAAGTGTATCAAGAGTATCTTCTTGTATACCAAATTGAGCATTAAGTTGTTTGGAAATGTCTTCATTTATTTTTACACCATTTGCTGCAAGAATATTTTGTTGGCGTGTAATTGTCTTTTTTCTAGTTGCAATTTTTTCTAATTCTTTTGTAATTTTTGCTTCGACATTAACACCTTTACTTATTTGGTCTTGAAGTTTTGTTATCTCTTTTAAAGAGTTAGCATTTTGTTTTATAGCATTATTAAGGTTTGTAGAAAATTTATTACCCAACTCTTGAGTTTGGGAATCTGCATTTTCTAATTGGTCTGTAACCTCATTTTTTATTTTTTGGCCTATCGAAAGAAATGCATCTTCTAAATACCCTAATTCTTCATTAAGGGCTTTAGCTGCCAATTTTGCTTCTTCGATTTCCTTAAGACTTGCCATTATAATTAGATTTTATTATAAATATGAAAAAAAGCAACTATTTATAGCTGCTTTTACCTTCATATGCTTTAGAAGCTTGTTTAAATTGAGGGGTATTTACTTTACCTTCTGAATTTACTAATGAAGTTTTACCAGCAGACATTTCATTTTTTTCTGCTGCTGCTTTTGCAGTATAAAAATCATTTATTTCTTTAAAAGTAAATTTACGCAACCATATAGGCATATTGTAAATAGTTACATAGTCGTATCCACCTTTACCATGAAATATTATTTCATGGATTTGTTTAAATATATTTAATCTAACTTGAGGCGCTGTCTCCAAAGTCAGGCCAAAAAAAGTTTAGTCCAATAGGGACTGTTACCTCCTCTCCGCTATCTAAAATAACATTAAGATCTACATCTGGTGATGTTTCAACTACGTGTTTTCTAAATGCTCTAGCATCACGTGCTAAAAAATAGGTGTCTACAAATTCTCTAATATCTTTGATTTCAGTTTCTCCATTAACAGAGGTTAATACATACTTTAATCGAGTTGATGATTCTGGGGATGCATTTTTATTTAATTTTTTAAGTCCTTTTAATTCTCTTTCAATTTTAGCTTCATCATGACCCGTTAACAATTTATATGTAATCTTTGTATCACTATGGGGTAGAGTAAAAGCAAATTCATTTTTACCTTCAATCATAGTAGAACTGTCAAATTCTTTATTCTCTAACTCTGAAAGGTCAACTGTTTCTGTTCTTCCGTTAACTGTTGTTTTATAATCAGATCCATATCCTAAAATACGAGTAGCAATTAAAATTGCGTTTTTATCACCCACAATTAGATCTTTTAAATCTATTTTAGAAATAATTACAGATTCTAATAATTTATCAAGTACATTACCTTTTTCAATATATGCTTGGTTTGAAAGAATATCTTCTTCCTTCGCTGTCATATATTTAATTTCTACTTTACCGCTTGATAGGGGATTGTCTTTTGGGTATACTAAACCTTTTGATGGTAGTTCTATTTCTTCTGTTGGGAATTTAAATTCAGCCATAATCTTTATTTGGTTAAAACGTTTTTATCAGTTATACATATGTAAAATACAAAAAAGCTTGACCGAAGCCAAGCTATTTTGCAAATTAGGGGTGAGTAAAATTTTTAGAAATTTAATACACAATAATCTGGTTGTACAGTCATTGTAATTTCTTGAGCAGCATTTTCAGTATCCCAGTTGTAATCTCCAAATGAAGCTTCTGTAATTAAAGCACCTTTGATAATCCATTCTGAAACAATATCACCTACAGGTCCTAGTACATTGATTGTAAGATCTTTCTTATAGAAATCACTATAACCATCTCTACCAGTTACTGATTCATGGTGTAATCTAACCCATTCCATTACGGATTGTGCACCAGATGGAGTGATTGGGTCAAACAATGTAAATTGAATTGTTCCCCAAGTTGTTTTACCTTTTACAAAACGTTGAACGTTAATATGATTTAATGGTACTGTTCCTTGTGATACAGTTACGGCTCCTACACCTTTCATGATGTATGCTGGAAATCCGTCTACAAAAGCTATAAATCTATTCTTTTGTTTTGGCTCGAAAGCTGTGAAAAATATTTCGTTTGGGTTTAATACTGCCATTTTATATGTTTATTTTATTATAAATATTCGGTTTTTTTCTTTTTATGCTGGGAATGTTGCTCCAGTTGGTAACACATTAAAATCAAGTATAATAAATTCAGCTGTTTTAGTTGGTTGTAAGAAAATCTGACCGATTAACTCATTTCTATCTATTACATCCGGTGTATTATTTGTTTCATCCATTACTACTTTAAAAGCATACAATCCTTGTCTTTGTTGAACACTTTCTAAATATGGATTTACTTGTGTTAAAAAGTTTTGTCTAGTTGCAATTGTATTTTGTTCAAATACTAAGTTATCTGCAATTTGAGAAATATATCCTTTAAGTGTTATTAACAATCTACGTACATTAACTCTATCTAAAGCAGTTGCTGCTTTTTGTAATGTTTTTTGTCCAAATACTACAACTCCTTGTTGTGGGAATGTAGCAATTGGGTTTACATTAGCTTCATATAATGTATCTCTATTTGCAGATGTTAGTTTTCTTTCAGCTCTTACTACTGAACCCATTCCACCTCTTGTAATACCTGCTGGTGCAAACCATGGGTCTGAAGAAGCATCTGTAAATGCATATACTCCTGGAATCATTGTAGAAGCTGGTACGTATACTAATAACCCATTGCTTGGATCAATAGTTTGTAACCATGGCCAATATGCTGCGGCATAACTAGAATCTATGGCTGCTGCATTTTGATTTACAGTTGCAATTGCTGTATTGTAAGGAACTAAATCCATTACATAAATTGCATCTCCTCTAGAAATAACCATGTTTTTTATAGCATTACACTGTACAGCATAATTTGAATAATATAAACCTGGAGTTGAAATCACATTGTATTGATATTCGTCCTGATTTGCTAGTAAATTAATTGCATCTGTATAATCTGTTCCAACTAAACCTTGAGTATTTACTGAACTAATGTTTTCATAGAATAAATTTGCACTTGTACTATTTAAATTAGATCCTACTCCTTGATCAAATGAACCTGATCCTAGTATAGGTAAAGATGATGTAAATTCATTTTTTGCTATACCATTATTATCAAAATAATAAGGTGTGTTAGCATTTACTTTTTTTACTCTTATGTAATTAGATACATTTGGATAAGAACCTGATTCTTGTAAATATGTTCCTGAACCATCTCCTGCTACTACAACATTTGAAGTAACATCACCGATTGCTCTTGAAATATAATTTGGAGAGAATGGATCTAAAGAAATATTATTAAATGATTCTAAAATAACTTTTTGGTTATTATTATCATTACCACGTCTAACAAATAATGAAAATACACCTGATGCTGTATTTACAGCTCCAATTTCCCATCTTAAGTTATCAGATGAACCACTTGCTAAAGCTCCATTTGCTAATTCTGTTCCTCCTTGATCTGCTCCTACAGGTGATGTGTTATTCATAATAACCCCTTCAGATAATGTTTCTAATACAAACGCTGTTTGGTTTACAATTGAAGAATCTGTTAAAGTTACTATCATATTAGCCGTTGGAGTACCTATATTTGCTGCAGTGAAAGTTAATACTTCACCTGCTGTATATCCAGCTCCATCTTCAGTTACATTTATTGCAGTTGGTCCAACTAATAAGTTATCTGTATCTAAAGTAATGGTTACATCTTTATCACAAGCTGTAAATCCTGCCGATACTAAATCTGCTGCAGCAATTGTTAGCACATTTCCTGTAACATATCCTGACCCAGCTGCCACTACTGATACTGCAGTTAAAACACCCGTTGCTCCTTGACCGTCAGTAGTAATAGAAATTGTTGCTCCTGTTCCAACTTGAGTACTTCCACCTGATGTGGTAATAGCGGATGCAGGTATTGTAAATGGTCCTGTTACTGCACCTATTGTAGTACCTCCTGATAAAGCACTATCAGCAGTTACATTTTGAAGGGCAATTAAATTTGTTAAATCTCCCATTACTACAGAGAAAGTTGCTCCTTTATTAGGACTAACGTCGGCAGCAGCAACTGAATAAGTACCAGCTGTACCTCCTGTACCATCTGAAGTATAATCTCCTATTATGTCTCCTGCTATACCAGCACTAGCTGCTTCAACATTATTTTGAATTGTTGTAGATAAGGCCGGGTCAAAAGAACCACTTGTAACTCTTGTTACTAATAAAGAAGTTCCACCTTGGGAAAAATAGTTATTAGCTGCAATTGAAGTTAAATAAGTATAATCTTGTGAACCACTTTCTAAAGTAGTACCAAAAATTGTTTGAAAGGAACTAAAAGAACTAACTAAAGTAGGTTTTTCAACTGGTCCTTTTACTGTTGGTCCTACTATTGCTGCTCCTCTAGTTAAGGGTTGAGCTGTAACTAAAGATTGGTCGTTTTCTCTTGCTAATACTCCTGGAGATATTAATGTTTCTGCCATTTTGTTATATTATTTTTAATATTGTTTTATTATAAATATTAGGAAGAGATTCAAAAACTTATTCTGTTGTAGTAAATTCCCCAGATTCTAAATCAATGTTTCCATCCCCATATTTTTCTTGTAATTCCTTAGCTGTTTTATTAGTTTTTTCTTGTAAATCACCTAGTTTATCTAAAACAGATGCTCTTTGGCCTTCTAATATCGCCCTATTAATGTCAACCTGTCCTAATTCAAAAGTAATTGAATTTTGTTGTTGTTGATAACCTTTAAGAATTTCTAATTCTTCTTTTGATAACTTAATTGTTTTACTCATTTTTTTATTTATTTAATTATACATATTTTATTTTTATTCAAAATCTATAGTTGAAAAAATAGATTCATAATATTTTTTTGTCAAATCAACGTATTTACCCTTTAATATATATCCTATTTTTGTTATTTCATTTGGAAGTTCTAAACAAACATTAGACCCTTCAATTATTGTTTCTAAAGAGTTAACTACTAATGTTAATTCTGGGGTGTTATTGTCAAAAATAATTACTCTAGGTATCCAATCTTCAGTATGTATTCTTTTATGTGTGTTTGAATTTTGAAAAAATATTTTAAAATTTTCATTATTGCTAAAATCAAATAAACCATCTGTATCCTCAAATGAGATTTGATCCACAATGGGTTCTATATGAGTAAGATATTCAAAATTTTGGATTAAATTTCCCCAATATTCTTCTGCGTCCCTAAATTTCCCTCCTTCTTTCCAGGGATGTTGGTCACTCATATAATACTTTTTATTAATTATAGGTAATATAGATTTTAAGTTTTCTTTTGATAAGATGTTTAACATAAAACTTGGAAACCTATAATCTATATCTTTTAATCTTAAATCTTTTACTTTAGATACTAAAAAAGGAATAGGATTATTTAAATCATGAATGATACTATCTGTTATTTTAATATCATAATTAATAAAACTAAAATATTCATAATCAAGTGATACCCCTAAATTTCCCCCTAATAAAATTTGGTTAAAGGCAGTCCAACCATAATCATCTAGTATATTTTGTAATTTAATTTTTTTATCTTTAAATTTTAAGTTTTTCCAAAATACCATTCCCCTATAAGGGTATGTAATTGTTGGATTACTTTTATCATATATAAAATAATCAACTTTATTTTGTATAGAACTTGATACAGGGATATGAGATAACATCATTATATCAAATCCTTCTGTTTTGATTTTGTTAATATTTTCAAGTAATACCTTTATTTTATCATCGTCATTACAATGACACATTATTATAACTAAATTACTTTTCATAACATTCTATATAGTTATCTTTATTTTTATTAACATCATATTTTTCGATGCATTCATGTTCTATATAATTAATACTATTATCACTACTCTTAAACCAATCACCAGTATTAGTTAATAATTGATTAATAATAGATTGTTCAGACTTATATAATGTAAGTAATTCTTTTTTGATCTCCAAACTTTTTTTATCTAGTTTTATATTGGATTTTCCAAACACGTATAATATGTCTTTTAAAATAATTTTATCAATATATTCTTTAATAAAATTAAATATAGCTCTGTGTTGTGGGTGTCCATATTCACCTATAGGATTGTGTGTTACTATTTTTTCCCACTGTTTACTTAATAATATAGATTCAATATTATATTTTTTAGGAGGATTATACAAATCATCATCATAGTCAAACATTTCCCAAGATCCTACATTTAATTTTTTCATTACTTGTTCAAATTCTTTACTTCGTGTATCATTAGATTTATTAGTAAGACAAATAACTTTATATTCTGGACCATGTTTTATTAACTCCATCCCACCAAATATTAATTCATCATCTGGATGAGCAACAACCATTAGTTTTTTTAGTTGTTGATCTTTATACATAACATCTAAAACTTCCCCATTTTTTGGTGTAACCGAAGGGTCTGGACCATGAATAAAGTACGGTTTTTTGTTTGTTATGTCAAACATAACATCAAATCCTTTATCTAATATATTTTGGTTTACAACAACTTTTTCTTTAGGGGAGTAATAATTATTCCATGTAATAGGCAAATAATTAGTTTTATTTTCTTTCCAAAGTAAAGCATTAGTTACTCTTTCTTCTGAAAAGGCATTATCATCTGCAAATATTTGTAAATTTTGTAAATTTAATTTTTGGTTTAAATCTAAACATTTTTGGAAAAATGATTTTGAATCCTTATTATAAAAATAAAAACCAGTTGCTATAATAACTTTATTTGGGTTTCTTTTAATATCTAAAATATGTGATATTTCTGCCCCATAATGTCCTTCTAATTTTATGTTTTTATATTTTCTCCAATGAACCATATCTTCATCAAAATATCTCATAAATAAAGGATAATCCGTTAAATTAGAAATATATTTTAAAGATTTGTCAATATGTTCAGTAACAAAAGCATCACCATCTATCCAAGCAAAATTTTGATATTCAGTATTTAAAGAATCTAAACTAGTTAAATATTTAGCATAATATAAAGAATAATCTTTATCTATTAAATCAAATTCAGTATTAATATACCTTACTGGTTTGGAATCAAAGTTAATTCTTTTATTTATTACATTAGGTAAGTTAATTTTTGAATCACAATTAAACCCATATACTATTAATTTATGTTTTGAATGTTTTAATAAACTTTTTGCTAAAACTTCTACCATAGATAGATATTTTTCATCTCCTCCAGTTACCCAAACAAATTCATTATTTTCTTTGGGTTCTAATAAGTTTAAACATTCTAAATAAACCTGATCTACTGTAATAGATTTTTGACATATATGTTGTTTTGGGGTTCCTTCATTCTTAGGACACCAATCCCAATTACCTGGGTCAAATGTAAAATCTTTATTAACCCAACAATTATTACATACTGTATTATTTTCTACTTTAGTTAGCTTATTTGTAAATTCATAACCAAACGGAATGAAATTATTAATCATTAATGTTGGTTTATTTAAAGCCCAATTTGCCCATGATAAACCCGAGCCTAAACCAATAAATAATTCCGAGTGGTATAAGTAATTAAAGGTTTTTTCCCAATTAAGTTTCTTTTTATTGATTATATTGGTTCCTGAAAATCCTTCATATGATATATTAACTACTTTATATCCTTTTTTATGTAATTTTTTAGCTAAATTTCTCCATTTATCATGAGGCCATTCTTTTAACCCCGATGTTGCTCTAGGGCCTATACAGATATATTTTTCTTTAATAGGTCTTTTACCTACTTTAAAATCTACTCCATGGTTAATTTCTTTATATGGAAGACCTAAAGCATCAGTTGCCGTTTGGATTAAAGGAATTGTATTTGCTTGATTTTTATTTTTTCTACCTTTGTCCCATTTTCCGTTAGTTTTAAACCAACCTATTTTATAATGAACATATGAAGAAATCTCTTTATTAGGTTCTATAAATAATATATCTTTATACTCTGGGTTATTAGTGAACCATTCATTATGAAAGGTACTAACTACAACTTTACAGTTATGTTTCTTTTGAAATTCTAAAACTTGAGGGGTCCATGCTAATGTATCTCCTATAGATTTTGAATCTAATGATATTTTAACTATTTTATTAGTTACATCAAAGGTATGAATTATTTCTCCGTTTACTTTAATAATCCAGGGAATATAATATTCATGGCTACATTTAGTCCACATATTATTTTTAATAGTACTAGAATGTACTACTTTATCAGTATCAGAATTTATAAATTCTACAAAATATTCTTCCTTATTAGAACCAAACACTTCTAATTTAACCCCTTGGTTAAAACTAATTTCTATTCTATTTTTTGGTGGGTTTTTTATAAAAGAATCAATTTCTTTACTAGCTATTTTAGCCATATTCTCCCAAGTAAATTTTTTCCTAAGTTCTTTAGATTCTTTTAAAGCTGTTTTTTTATGGTGATCATAATTATCATAAGCATCCCTCATTACTTCTTTAAGGTGATTAAAATCTGGGACATAAAATTCTCCTGATAGTTCTGATTGGGAATATGTGCTATATTCTCCTCTGATAGCAGGTTGTGTGCCTAATATGTCAACAGGTAAACCTTTACCTTGAGCAAATTCTAATTGGGCACTACAATTAGAGTAAATAGAAGGAGTACCACAAGCCATAGCTTCTATTAGAGGCAAATTCCAACCTTCAGATCTAGCACAAGATAAAAACACATGACCTTTTTGAAGATATTTTATATATTCTTCCCTAGTAGGAAAATGTTTTACCTTAATTCTTGGATCTATTAAATTATAATGTTTTAATCGTTCTTCAGTTGTTTCAAATCCATCTTTAGCAAACATATTATCTATAGATATAATTAAATCTACAGGTTCATCTTTATCAAATTCATTTAAAAAACTTTCAATTACTTCTTTTGTTGATTTTCTATAATCCCACCTACCAAAATGGATAAACTTAAATCTCCCATCATCATATTCAGGAAGTGTTGCTTCTTTATTAGGTTTAAATATTTCTCCATCTACTGCTTCAGGTACTACTTTAATTTTATGTTCTGGTATTCCTTGTATTACATTACATTCTTTTTGCCATTGAGAAGGTACCCATATTTGGTCAAATTCTTTTATTCTATTATAAAAACTTTTAGGGTATTCTGTTGTTTCCCACACTAAATAAGCAATTTTAGGTCCTTCATAAATTTGATAAAAATAATGATGGTTTACTTCTGCTAATACTATATTTAAATTATGGTCAAAATTATTAGGATAATTTTTATAAATTTCGGTATCATGTAAGGTTTTATCATCTTTAAATGAAGTTTGGGAAGTTATTAGTTTTTTATCTAAATCTAATATATATGGTTCTTCATTAAAAGGTTCATCTTTTATACCATTCCAATATTTAGGAACAGTAAAATTTCTAACCTTTAGCGGATAATATTTTGATAATTTTCTAAAAAAATCACGGGAATGGTTATTAAAACCGGTTGTTCCTACATAACAGCTAGAAACTAAAATTTTAGGAGAATCTGACATTTATTGTGTGTTTATGGAAGAGATTATTTTATTTGTATCAAATACTTCATTTAGATTATTATAAGGGATTGATTTTATTTCCTCAACTAAACTAAAGGGAGTGTAAGATACATGATGTAAGGGAATGTCTTTAGTATAAGGGTTTGATTTAATATTATTGTGGAATTTATAACCAAATATTTCTGGTTTTGTATCTACCCAACATACTGTAGATTTTAAATTTAAAGCTCTAGCCATATGTTGGCTGAAGCTATCTATTAATAATCTTTTACTAGATTTTTGAAGGAGAATTGCTATACTTCGATACCCATCTAAAGCATGTAAGGTATCAGGATAAGCAATTTGGTCTTCTCTTTTAATATGAATTATAGTATAATCCTGTTTATAATGATCAATTATCTCTTTTACTGTAATAAGAGGGATATCTCTAGTCCATGAATATTGTTGAGACAAACCTGGGGGTCCTCCATTTGGTTGAATAACCATAATGGGTTTGTCCGTGGAATAATAAGGTGAAAAATAATCTATTTCAGGTTGTGATAAATAAAGTTGTGGTTGTTCATTGTTATATCTTAACCCAAAAAGTTCACACCAAGTTTTTAACAATGAAACAGGTTTATTAGTAATAAAATCAGATGTTTTATAAGGCTCAGATGCAAATATTTTACAATTTTGGTTTTTAATGTATTTTAAATATAACCCGTTTGTTTGGTTTATATCGTAAGTTTCATGTATATGAGGATTGTTTAAAAAGACGTCAGTATAGCCGGTTACTACTATTAGGTTTGCGTTTTTATAACGTGTTTTAATGGCAATTACTATAGCTGTTGCCATGATAGACTTACCAAGTCCACCTTCAATTTGGAATATTATATTCATTTATAACTTAATTTATTTATAACTTTAATATACGGAAAAAATTTAATATTTCCTAACTAAATCGTATTTACTTTTATTATTCTTGATCCCAAGGTAAACCAGTTTGTGTTGTAGGAACTGATAATAAATTAGTAAGATTAGCTATTGAAGCTGAGTTTTCAGTCTCTATAGTAGTTGTATTAACTCTGGATGTAATCCAATTTAAAACATTTTCTTTGGTTACATTTTCAAATTCAATAAAACCCGGAGCATCTATTGATCCTGTTATTTCTATTTCCCCATTGTATCTTTCACCAACCTCTTCATGGTGAGAGTCAACCATAAAGGAAACTTTATTAATTATCCCACTACTTATTTCTCTTTCAATTTCTGTAATTATATAATTATGTACCATTGTTATTGTTATTTTATTTTATTATAAATATGTAATATTCTTTTTTTCAATTAACCAGTTATTACCATATATTATGGAATTTGGTGGAGCATCATGTATGTTATCCCCCCCTATAAAGCCTCCATCTTCTATTTTAGGTAAATATAATTTAATAATATCAGAAATATTTTCTTTTTTTCTATTATTAATATATAAAAATAACAATTGGGGGAGGTAAGTTATTGCTTCTACTGGGGGTAATTTAATATGGTTTATATTTTTATGAAAATAATTATTGTTATTAAACCCTATTTCTACATCTTCCCAAGATAAATTATGTTTTAAATTAAATTCATCTTCACCTTTAAGAGGGTCAACAGCATATATATTTGAAAATAAACCACTAGACCCAAAATAAAATGTATTTTCTCCTAAATGGCTATTTATTTCTACCATCTTTCCTCCTTTATCTAAATTTTCTAGTAAAAAAATTAACAATTTAGTTATACTAAAAAAATTAACATTGATGTCACCTTTACTTGTAAATTTTTGAATCCCGAATTTAGGTTCTGATAATACAATTTCTGTATAATCATCTACTTCTTTAGGATGTTTTATATATTTAGCTATATTTTTATTTAGAATATTACCATTTTCATCAAAAGAAATACCAACCCTTCCTCCTCCTTTTCTAAATTCATTAAAAAATGTGTCTGAATCTGATACACTAGAATCGGAAAGATCTGAGATTTGGAGGAATATACTATTTTTAATTGTAAAAGAATTATGAGTATTATAAAACTGTTCTAAATATACATCTGCTGCGTTTTTAATAGGTAATACCTTATTAGTTAAAACTTGAAGCATATTGTTAGTTGCGGCGTAAGAATGGGCTCCTTCCCAGTTTGAACCTGGAGTTGGAATAGTTAAGTATTTTCCAACATTTAAACCATCGTTATATTCCTTTTTTTTACCTAAATGAATTAAATCATAATCAGAATTTTCAATCTCATTAATAATTTTAGAATATTCATCAGTAAAAATATTATTTTTATTTAGTACTTGTTTATGTAAAATAACATCATCTTCTAAAAATAAAGCATTTTCTACACCATCAGATAAAGCCTGATCCCATGCTTTTTTATGAGATAGGGCACAAGCAAATACCCCCATAGTTACCATACCATTGGGATCAAAAAATGATGAGTTTAATATTTTATCTTCTAATAACTGTTCTTGGTTAAGGTCTTTACCATCTACTGCTTCTATAAAAGTAAAATCAACAGTAGGAAAACTATCAATTAATGATTTTTTTCTATCTAGTCTGCGTTTTAAATTTATAACGTAAATTTTATCAAAACCAAGTGTAGAATATTTTATATTCATATTATAAGGAATTTAAGAAAAAATAGTATTTTTCTTTTAAAAAATTATCATTTAAAAATTTTATATTATTAACCTCTTTATGTAATATATCCTTTAAATCAACATCAGAAGTATTTTTAATTTGTTTTATAGTTTTTATTATTTCATTGTAATCACAGTTAGATATAAAAGGATAATTTGGCAAAAATTCAGATATTGGTAAATTTGGAGAAATAATAGGTACCATACCATTTATCATACTATATAATGTTGGCAAATCAAAAGAATTATAAATTCCTATATTAGCATATATATGGTTATTTTTATAAAAATTACTAGAGTTTCTTAATTGACCCTTAAAATGAATATTAGGATGGACTGAAGTTGCGTTATTTATTAAGGGTTGAGTTGTAAATGGACTTCTTCCATGTTTCCCATATATGTTTAAACTATAATCAGGGAGGGAAGCTAATGAACCAATTAAATGTCCAAACCCATTATTAAACGAAGGTATACCATTAAATCCTATATTATTATTAGATTTAAAAAAAGTAGAATTAAAAACAATAGATTCTTCTTTTCCTAAAGAAGGAGGGATTATTGTTACCTTTTTTTTATCTGAAATTTCATAATGTTTTGTAAATATATCAAAGTCTAAATTGCTATAAAAAATTAAGGCATCAGCATAATTATTATATAAAAGGTTTTGTGAATTTTTTGATAAAGAATTATATGTAGAATTAGATTTAAAATTATAATGGTTTAAAACATCAATATCTATATCTTTATGTATTTCGGGAATAGTATCAACTACAAAAATTTTGGGGATAGAAATGTTATCTAAAAAAGGAGTAATTGAAAGTAAAGAAGTTATTTTAAAATCTAATAATACTAAAACATGAGTGTAATTTTTATTTACACTATAAGATAAATTTACATCAGATACTGAGTATATATCTTTTTGTTGTAGGTTTAAGGTAGAAGTTAAATTATTTAATATAAGTAACTCATTTACATACCCCCTATCAATATAGTTTGTAATTATACATATCTTCATAGGGGGAATATACAAAAATATTTTAGATATCCCTACTTATTTTTGATTCTAATTTTTCTACTTTAGTTGTCAGATCTTTAATTGCTTCAATTAATAAAGGAATAATTTTTTCATAATTAACTGCTTTATATCCACTATCTCTAGTTGTAACCGCTTCTGGAAGAATTGATTCTATTTCTTGGGCTATTACACCAACATCTTTACCTGTATTACCATGTATAGTTTGTGTTTCTTCTTCAGATAATTCTTTCCAATTAAATGTATTACCACTTACACCAATTACCTTACATAAGGAATTTTCGATAGGTTTTATACAACATTTTAATCTTTTATCAGAGGTAGAGTATGCTACAATATCATTAGTTGCATCTATTCTACCTGTAGTTGTGCTACAGGCATTTCCTGTACCTCCTACGTTTAAATGATTTCTAACGTGGGAACAATTAGTATAGAAAGTACAATGTTGGTTAGAGGTTATATTAAAACCAAAAATACCTGTATAATCGTGTCCATTAATATAATTACTACATCCACCTAATATAGTACTAAAATTACCATTATTACATATACAGTTTAGTCGGCCTCCTAAAATAGATGAACAATCAGAATTATATATTTTATTTTGTGTCCCAGTAACTATGGTATTAAATGCTGCGCCTTGACAAATTGTATTAAAAGATCCTGCACCTATAAAATTACAATTTGAACCACCATTAAGAATGTAGTTATTTTGACCAGCAGCAATCGCATTTGCACCAACACAAGTATTAATTTTATTGCCACTTCCTGCTCCTATAAAATTTCCTGCACAACTAGTAGTATTATTAACTATACAATTTAATGATCCTCCTACTATTACACTATGTTTACCACTGGTTATGTAATTTCTACAACCACCACCAATAAAACTTTCAGTTGAACTTGAACCTGTGTTTTTTATTCCACCAGCTATAGAAAATCTAGTAGCTGTATTTGTTTGGCTACTTCCTATAGTTAGAGACATAGCCCTAATTTGAGCTAACGCATCTCCATCACCCTCTGTAAAAACATGACATTCACCAGGAGTAGCATAAACCGTTTGGGCACCATAACCAGCTAAATTATTTACATCATAAGATATGTTTCCAAAAGAATCTCCATCATAATCCATTATAAACTTCATACCTTCATTAATGGCTATATGTTGACTATCATTATGTAAAATATTACCATCAAATGTTAAACTATTCTCGGCATTTAATTGGCCTTGAGTTCCTGTTGATGTAGTTACTCTGTTATTACCTAAATTTGTTATTGTTGCTGTACCACTTGTTCCTGATGAACCACTTGTTCCTGATGAGCCACTTGTTCCTGATGAGCCACTTGAACCTGAAGAACCACTTGTTCCCGAAGACCCTGATGAGCCACTTGAACCTGAAGAACC